CGCATCACCTGGCTGGGCTGCACTTTTTCGTGGAGGAACTTCGTTGCGAACTCCTCACTCTCCTCACGGATAGCAGCCATCTCCTCGCGTAACTCAATCACAACCTCGGTGAATATGTTGTCTGTTTCTGGCATTACGGTGTCACATTCGGTGGCAACGGTGGAATGCCTGGCTTGGCCGTACTGCCCGTAAGCGCACCACGCAAGGCTCTCGTTGCACCACCGCCTGCACCTGCCGAAATCTCAGGCATCGGCCCCGCTCCTGGTGGAGGCCCTCCTTGCTGGCCTGCCGCCTCTTCTGCTCGAAGGTTCTCGATGACTTCCAGCATCCCATCCTCACGAGCTACCTCGCGGGAGATGGCCTGGATGTATTCGGGTGACTCGCGCACGAGTTCCTTGATAAGGCGCTTCTTCTCCAGTGACTCATTCCGTACCCGGAGGTCATTCTCGCGGTAGGACTCACTGGACTTGAGTTTCATCTGGACTTCCCTCATCCCTACCTCGCGCTCCTGAAGCTGGAGGATGGGGTCGAGTGTCTGGAACTCAGCCATGATGTTGTAGTCGTGATGGAGCATGGCAGGACTAAGTGAGTCACCGCCCAATTCGATAGTGATGTCCAGTCGGTCTACCAACCGAAGGATGTTCATGCCAACGATGCTTGCCATCAGGTTGAGTTGTTTATTCACCGTGGCGAACTTACGAGTTGCGGCAGTAGAGAGGATGGCCTGTTGGCCAACCGTACTTACTCCTTGTTGGCGCATACCAGCGATATCGCGGGCAAAGGTGCCGATGGTGATGTCGTCCTTAACCTCATTCCCTACCTGGAAGAGTGAGCGACCAAGTTCGGGGTAGTCGATGAAACCAACTTCACCGAAGTCTGCCTGGATGACGCCATCCTCGGTATCGAGTTGCTCCGCTATCTCTGCAGGGTCAGTCGTCGTACCTACGCGCGTACGAAGATAAGAGCGTTCGATGATGGCATTGTGTTTCGCAGACATGCTCTGGGCCTCGACCTTCAGTGCATGGATAACGGGGTCGAGTAGTCCTTGTGCTTTCGTTCGGGGGTCACCGAAGCTCTCGGTCATCTCCCCACCGAATCCTGAGAAACCATGGTTGAACGGCACGAACCCATAAGCGTTCTTCTCCACGAAGAGCAGTGCATCGCCTGCGGTCATGGCGTGATATTCAGTAGACCAGTATTCGGTGGTCTCCACATTGAGGAATGGGTTATCTATCGAGAAGGGGTAACTGTTCTTCTTGATGATGAATTCTGCCTTGCGCTCTCGACTGCGGAGCGTTTCCAACAGACCAAGGATGCGTGAGACATAGAGGTATTGGTGTTTGACGACCTCTCCCGGCATCCGCTCAGTGGGGTCAATCAATACGTGACGGGGGTGAGGAGCGCGGATGCGGATGGGATTCCAACTCCGCTTGCTGTTGCGATAGTCAATCTCACGCCACCGAAACTCGTCGGCGCTCTCGCCCCTGCCCTGCTTCGGCTCCTCCGGCCTATTCTCGAAGTCCAAGATGGGGCCTTCGATAACGCTGTACCCATACTGACCCATGTACTTAGCGCCTTGTTTGAAGGCAAGTTCTGGCTCATGGAGCATCGCATCGAGGAAGACTGCTCCCAGTCCAGCCTCTACGGCGTCTGCATCTTTCTCATGCTTGCGTCCTCCACGAGGAGGCTTGCGAAAGAACTTGGGCTCGAATGCCATGTGTACGTCGGCAGCATGGTCAACGATGGCGCGTGCAGTGGAGGGAAGATAGGTCGAACGCTGAGAGCCACCGGGCCAGATGGTCGCCGTCTGCCAGTACCAAGGGTCTATCACTCCATGCCAGTGTGCGTGAGTTGCAGACCAGACACCGCGTAGGTATTCACGATAGTCACGGATATACCCTTCATCGGGTTTCTGTGTTGGCATTGGTTACTCCTACCACCTACTTTTCGTCTGAACAACGCGCTCGGTAAGAAAAGCTCCCATGGAACTGAAGTCACCTGCTGGTGTGAATGAGTGGGCTCTTGCCTTACGCGCGTACCTAATCATCTGTAATGCCCCGCCAACGGCAAGTGGGTAGTCGTCATGTCCACCCTCGATAGCCTCTACTCGTCCATTCTTGTCGGGATTCTTGATGGTCTGGGTGAACTGAGCGATGCCATCTCTGGCGAACATCGTTACTGAACGGTCTTTGACTGCCTGTTGTAAGTCACCGTAGAGGCTATTGCGGCTGGACTCACTCGTATGCCAGCCAACTTGACCCTTCTTATTCTGATTCTGGGTACTTATGGGCCTATGGTACAACTGCCTATAACCCAACTGTTGAGCCTTTTTGATGGTTTGTATACCCCAGTCGTTGTCCTCGATACCCCAGATGGGATTGTCATATTCACCGAGTAACTTGACTGACTGAAGGGCCAATGCGTCAGGGTCGAGGGTATTGGACTTGATATCTGCAACGATAAGTCCCGTAACACAGTTATAGACAACGGTGACGGCGAAGTCCTTCCCCGTTCCGTGGGAAGTATCGGTGAATGCGGTGTACTTGTCGCCGATAACGAACTTTCGCCACATGCGAGCATCAGGCGGTAACCCTTTTACCACCAATGGCTCCTCGGCGTTCTCCAACATGCTGGCGAGAGCAGCGGAATCGAAGGCAGCGATGGCCTGAGGTGGAGCGAGTGCCTGTTCTTCTGACTCTGGGTACTCTTTGTCCCTCTGGTCTTGGTCGTAATCTGCCGTAACTTCAGAACGCCACTCCGTATCACGCCCAGGACGGACATCCCACCCAAAGAACACCCGGACGTAACGCGATTCACCGTCGTGGTTGCTTTCCGTACCCTCTAAGGTGTTCGCACGGCGGTACATCCGCTTGAAGAAGCTGTCGATGGTCTCGTAATTGGACGTAGAAGCCATGATGTGCTGCCCACCCGCATCAACAGTAGGTCTGACAGCCGCGAAGTTGGACTCAAGGTGTTTGTGATAGTCCGCTTCGTCTTGCAACACGAGGGTTGCGGTCTCTGAACGACCTGCATCTTCGGTTGCGGGCAGTGCCGTTATCTTGGATTCGCTCTTGAACCCGAATTCAGTCGTCGAGTCGATAACAACCGCACCTTGAAGTGACTCAGGGAGACGGGAGTGGATGAATTTGATGCGCCTGAGGAAGGTTTTCGCCTCGTTCTCCCCCTTTGAGAGGACAAGAACAACGGCGCCGTCGTGGTAAGTAGCCGTCCAGAGTGCATATGCCGCCATAAGCCAGGTGATACCAATCTGCCTGGCCTTGAGAAAGATAACGCGGCGGTGTTTCTCAAGAATCGCTGCGGAAGTAAGAAGGTGTGGCCACTTCTCGAAGGCCATCTGGGCTCCACCTTCACTGTCGGTGTTCTGAATCTTGACGAAGGTGAGGAATTCAGTGAATCGGCGCTTGGCTAACTCACGCTCAAGGTCAGTCATCGTGACTTGAGTAACCATATGCGGTGGTAACTCCTCTTCTCAGTACACTCGGCTGTGGTGTAGAGTAGCACTACTGTGGTCGCTGGGGGTATTACCTCTCTGCGTGTGCGCCGCGCAGTAAGCATTGTCCATACCCTCCCTAAATTGTGGATATATCATCGGTATCGTAATGAGAGACCCCCACCCCGTACGTCTCTCTTACTCAACCCCCAGCGCCACAGCACCAAAACAGCCGTCAATCCCACTACTACCGCTTAGAAAATAAGTGTATAGTCCTCCCTGTTCGGCTGAACGGACGCGGGGAGGCCGCTAGGGACAGCCGAAACTGGTGACCGAGGACGGAATGGCCGCTGCAACAGTCCACGTAGCGGCCCTTTTCTTTTCTCCCCCTCATACGTAGCCATCGCTACAAGGTAAAAACCCCGACTTACTCATAACCCCATACCCACGCAGGCATTCCTGGGCTCCTCCGAGGAAGTGAAGCCACCTCCGGCATTGCAGCCGGACGAAGGAAGCATGTCTACGACGCCGGTGGGGTTCAATTTCGGCTCCACCC